CTCTGACAGGGCTCGCCGCTTTTTTTGAGTGGTTGCCCACGATAGCCGCAGCCATGACCGTGCTTTGGTATACGGCTCGAATGGGCGAATGGCTGTGGGACAAATTCAAAAAACAATAGCCGCATTCGCGGCTCTTTTTTTGGCTGCGGCTTGCCAGACGACACCCCCTGCTGCGCCGGAAAAAGTTTCGGTTTCTTTCCCTCCGCCGCAGATAATTCGGACAATGAAATACCCATGCTGGCGCGGTGTTCATCTGATCGACGCTCTCCTGGAAGACGAAATGGAGCCGTCAGCGCGGGGCGTTCTGTTGCACCGCATTGATCCAAATACACCGCTTGTCGAGTTCTGGGAGAATGACCAGAAGTTCGCAATTATCGCGGTTTACCCGCGTCGCAAATTAGTGTGCGCCGTTTTGGTGGGAGACGCCTTGGATGGAACTTGATGCCCGCATGATTATCACTATCGGCGGGATGCTGGCGAGCGTCGTTACCTCTTTCATCGTCGTTCGCCAAAAAGTCGCCGAGTTGGAAGCCGATGTGAAAGAGACGCTGGCAAAGCTGTCAAAACTCGACAGCCGCCTCGACCGAAACGACACGGCAACCGACTTGGTCGGTCAGCGCTTACAGGTCATCAGCGGCATGATGGACCCCGCCAATCGAGAACGGCTGCACCGCTCGTTGGAGCGAATGCAAACGGAAGTCGAGCATCTGCGAAAAGATGTCGACGCGCATCGCGCTGAATACTTGAAATCTCACAACGGAAAACATCCTCCGGTGCCAAATGCTTGAACGACTGCGAAAAGACCTAGAGCATGACGAGGGCGTGCGACATGAGATTTATCTCGACCATCTCGGACTGCCGACTGCTGGCGTTGGGCATCTTCTCGTAGAAGGCGATCCTGAATACGCGCTTGATGTCGGCACTCCCGTTAGTAAACAGCGCGTTGACGAATGGTTTGCGGTCGATATCAAAAACTGCCTGGAAGACTGCTCCAGCATTTTTATGAATTGGGAAGAGTTGCCCGACGAAGCCAAATGCATCTTGGCAAACATGGCGTTTAATCTTGGCGGGCCGCGCCTTCGCAAGTTTGCCAACATGATCGACGCAATCCACCGCGAAGATTTCGAGGCAGCAGCAGACGAGATGCACGATAGCCGCTGGCGTCGTCAGGTGCCGCAGCGCGCCGGTCGGTTAATTACGAGAATGCGAGCTATCGCGTGAACATTGACGTTGGTCGCGCTGGCGATTTTATCGCCGCCGCGGCGCTCTCTAGGATGGGCGTGCAAAACGTCATCAGTCAACAGACGGGCTTTGACCTCGTCGCGTTCATCCCGGAACCAATACGCGTCGAAGTCAAAACGGCAAGCAAGCGCAGCAGCGAAAACAATAACCTTTTTGCTTTTATGACATCGCGCGGAGCAAGTAAGAAAATTCGACTCACATCGGAAACAGCAGATATTTGCTGCCTCGTCGCTCTGCCGGAACGGTGCGCTTTGTTCCGGCTAATCGGCGACATTACCGGAAGCAACACGCGCATCCGCGCTGAAGAGTTTACGCCTGAAAACGAGACAGCCAGTTGGCTGGACGTAATGGAGAAACTGAATGATTCCCCTGATTAGCGCGATCATGCCGATGGTCGGTGAGGTTGTTGATCGGCTGGTGCCTGATAAGGCGGGTGCCGCAAAAGCAAAGCAAGATTTAGAGGCAAAGCTGGTCGATGCCGCAATGGCAGGGCAGCTTGGCAATTTAGAAATTAATAAGGTTGAAGCGTCGCACCGTTCTATTTGGGTAAGCGGTTGGCGACCGGGCGTCGGATGGTGTTGCAGTCTCGCGTTCGCATTTCATTTTGTCGTTTTTCCGTTAGTCGCGTGGGTTGGGCAAATCTTCGGTCATCACTTCCCACCGCCAGCCGACTTCGAAATGGATCAGCTAATGACTGTGCTGCTTGGTCTTTTGGGCATTGGCGGGCTTCGCACCTACGAGAAGCAGAAGGGCTTGACGAAATGAACCAACCGCAACGCTGGCGCGGCTCCCCGTCGTCACCTTTAGGCGCTTTGATCTTCGTCGGAATGCTGCTGGCACTACTGCTGACGACGAGCGGCTGCGTCCACATTGCGGTTCTTGGCGCGATGACGAACGCGGTGCAGATGCATCAAATAAATAAGATCGAAAAAAGACTGACCGCTATCGAGGTTGATAGCGGTCGATCAAATCGCGCAGTTCAGCGGTAAACTTTTCGGCGGCTGTCGGATCTTCGAAACAAAACGAAAATTTACCACCAGCCTCGTTCTCGATCAAAACGTCGCTATATTCGTCAGTTTTTTCTTTACGTATTTTCATACGTTATTGTTGGGAAAAACCTTTCCAAAATTCTAGGACTTTGCGCGACCTGCTGTAGGTCGCGGCGCGACCAGAGGCAGGTCGCGCGGCGACCTACTCCAGCATCTCTTCAATGTCGCCGTGATAAATTTGTTCGGCGAGTGTTCGCCTCGACTTTCCTAATCGATTTTGTCTTTCCAACTCAGCTACAACGCCCGCGTTTTCGCGTAAATTTTTGAACATAATGACGAATTCACAAAACGCGATAACGTCGGGATCAAGCAACTTAAAAATGCATCGATCGAACGCTTCGTCGATGCATAACTTGGTCGCGCGATAACCCTCACAAGTATTTTTGAGCAACCCTAATTCTACACCAGATTTGAGCATCGCCTTTATTGCGGTTCGTTTTGCGTGCTTGGCGCAAATCACTTCTAATTCGGCTAAGGTAACGACTGACTGCGTTGCCAACGTCTTTAAAATAACGCGCGTTACTTCTTGACCAACTTTTGACGACCTCCGCCATTTTTTGATGGTCGTCCCATAGTTAGCTCCCGGAATTTTTTCATCCGGCGACTCAGTTAGCCACAAGCCCATGCTACTGAATAAATAAATTGCACGATAGCGGAGCCGCCAAAGCTGTATCTGCGGGTTCACAGAAAACCGTTGCCCGACAAAATCATAAATCTCTTTCCATCGATTGAGATAAGCCCGACTATTTGCAATTCTGTCCCTAAATTTTTCCATTACCCACTCCCAAAATATCATCCAGCACATCACCGTCTGACATGGCGCTTGACCGCTCCTCAAAATAACGCGCGTATTGCCAGTACGTGTGATTAATATCTGCGTGACCTAACAGCGCAGCCACCTCTGCGTCAGAAGTGCGGTGATCAAAGATCAAGCACGACGCATAGAAGTGACGTAGGTCGTGCCATGTCATTTCATCGACCGGATAATTGGTGCGCTGGATTGCAACAGACAATCCACGATTTCTCCAATTGTCGCCGTCTGCGATTTCGCCTACTGAATTCGGAAACACCAGATCGTGTTTACGCATTGACAACGGCTGCGACATTTTCCATTCGCGCATCATGGTCGCGACGGTTGTAGACATCTTGACGCTGCGACTGGATTTCTCCGTCTTTGGTGGTCCTATTGTGTCATCTGATTTGACAGCGCGACGAACCAATACACGCTGGTTGTCGAAGTCCACATGCTTCCATGTCAATGCACGTTGCTCGCCCTGGCGCAAACCAGTGTAAGCGGCAAACATAATTTCCTTCTTGTATGTTTCTGGCGCTGCATTGATGACCGCGACCATCTCTGCCGGATGAATGCGGCGTAGCTCCGGAATCGGCCGATTACGCAAGCTGATCGTGATTGAGCGGGCAGGATTGAATGCGATGTACTGGCGATCCACACACCAGTCCAACAGTTGCTTGATCGTCACTAGCGTATTGCGCTGCGTCGTAAGCGCAAACCCGCGACCGCCATTTGCTTTGACACGCATCCATTCAATAAACGTGTCGCGGATGTCGTCCGAAGTAAGATGACCCACCTTCATCTTGTTGGTCGGACCCACGCGGTATTTGAGCGCACAGAACTGTTCGATGTGCCGCCGCTTATTACCCTCTTCCGATTTCTTCCCCTTGCCGATGTCACCGCGTACCGCGCGCTGCGCTTGCAGCTTCATAAACTCTTCGCACGCTTGCAGTATCGTAGGACTGTCGTTCGGCAGCAGCGCGCCGTCACGACTGTTGCTTCGCTGCACCTCTTCTATGCGACGTTTAAACTCGTCGTTTACTTCCTTCTCCGTACCGCAGAACAGTTGCTCCTTCGGCCCGGCATACGTCGTATTACGCATGTCGATACGCCATTTGCCTGGGGCTAACTCAATTACTTTTGCCATTTTTCGCACTCTCTCATTTGCCACAAGCCTGCGCGGCTAGTCGCTTTCGCTCTAATTAATTAGCCCAACGCTTAATGAAGCGCCGCAACTGCGCGGCATCTCGACGCCATTCCGGCTCTTCCTGATTGTACGGGTCCATCGCAATAGCGAGCTTGTCCTTTGCCGCCTCGACAATGGCTTCGTCGTCATACTTCAAATTGACTTCTTCGATTGAGCCGGTGTCGAGGTAGCCATCAGGCACGTCCACCTCAACAAATTGCACCACCAATTCGTCAACTTTAAATGCGGCTTTTACGATTGGGCGGATCATTTTCTCTACTCCTTTACCTCTCATTGCACTCAACACACCATGCAGTATATCACAATTTGTTACACATTGCAACACTGACGGTCACACTTGTGCGCTATATCTGTGACACATCCGCAAATACGATGCGGCTGAACACAAAAAAGCCGCTCCCGAAAGAGCGGCTAACTTGTTGATTTATAACTGGTTGCGGGGAGAGGATTTGAACCTCTGACCTTCAGGTTATGAGCCTGTTTTATACAGTAATAAAATCAACAAGTTAGCGCCTTATCAGTCATATAGTGACACACAGTGTATGTCAATTGACTTCCGATGTATCGGTAGTTTGCGGAGATTTTGCGGGTTCCGGCATGACCGTTAGTTCTTCATGCGGATATAACGGCAGGCCACAAGACAAGCATCGGCCGTCTGCAACACGCGTGACAGCACCGCACCAGTCGCAATCTACCATCGTGGCCGCGCCCACAGTTCAAAATAAAACGGCGCAATCTTCCTGGTAAACATCACCATGCTGCCGTCCTTTACAGCCTCTCTCACTTTTCCCAACGGGTCATGTGATCCGCGAAATGGACAATGTTCGGTTGGCTCCCATCTGTAGGTTGGTAGCGTTTTGATGGCGATCCGTGTGATTGGTGGCTTGTCATTCTGATTTGAGGAAACCGCAGATTTGGTACCATTGACACTGCCGCTCGACGTTTGCCTCTGAACCATCTCATTCTCCTTCCTCGACTACGTTAAGTTCGCCGTTGAGACCAAGATACCCAGCACCATCAACATAATTATCTTTGTGGCCGGGGTTCGTTTTGGTGCGTGCGATTTTGAGCAGCGCAAGCATGTTGCCCACATCAAGTGGCGACACCTCGCGATCAAGGTAGCCGCCCCACAACGCACCAATATTTCTAAAGTTCTGGTCTACAGGACCGTGCGTTTCGCTGCGGTCCCCTGTGATTAAATCACCGGCTTCGATGGTGATTGATTTGCGAACGGGTATTTCCCCCTCGCCGCAGCAAGTCGGACAGGTCACCTGTCCGTCTTCGCTGTTTAAAAATCCATTACCATTGCAATGCGGGCAAATCATTTGTCACCTCGCATCGCCTTCACGACGGCCATCGGAATGTGATAGCGGTCGCCGTCTCTTATAATGACAGTCCCAGCCGCAGCCGCGATCTCGTCAAAGTTTCCCTTTTTTAACCAACGGTAAACGCGGCGCGTCGTACTCTCGTCGTCACTGCCCCAAATCTCCCGCGCTGCTTGCTTTGGAGTCAGCAAAGTTGCAACAGGTATCATCTCTCATCCTCTGTTTGGTGATACTATTCATCACAAATGCAACAGAGGTGTAACGCCTGTCAACTCGAAAATTATATTGAGCGTATCGCCTTGATGTAATGGAGAGCAACAATCTCTGATTTATTAACGATTATCTCATCATCGGGATTGTGCTGACGCAGATAAATTAAACCCTCATCTTGTCCGACGTACCGCTTCGCGATTGCTTCAATAACGCCATTAGTCTTGTACTGACAGACAACGTAGTCGTTCGCACGTACCGGACGATATGGATGCACGATCAGAACCTCACCGGCAAACATGCGCGGCTCCATGCTCTCTCCCGTAACAAGTAAAGCATAACAACCGTCCACGTTTTCCAAGTAACTTGGGCGGTCAATGTAGTCTACTGGACCGTCAGAGACGGCAACAACGCCCTGCCCTGCTGCGGCTTTTCCATACAACGGTATCTTATCAGGGCTGCGCGGTCGTTCTTCATCAGACAGCCCCTGCACGTAATCCAACGTCACGCCGAAAAGATCAGCAATCTGTCGGCATATTTCTGCTGGCGGATTTACCTCGCCACGGTCCCAACGACGCAGCCGCTGCCCTGGAATATCTAGTGCGCGGGCAAGCTGTGCGGCTGTCATGTCATTGCGCGTTCTCAACTCTTTAATTCGGTTCTTTGACACGTAATGCACTCCTTGTGACGCACAGTGTAACACGCCGGGTAATTTACACAAACTCACATTTTGTTATATTAAATATAACATTATTGTGATGTTCCCTCCCTAACTTGGCGGGGCTGCGCTGCCACCTACAGCCCCGCCGCTTTTTTTGGAACGAACGTGCGGCTCGACCAATACCTAGAGATTAACGGACTTAACTGCGGCCAGTTCGCCAAGATGATCGGCGTCAGCCGTAACGCTGTCTACTATTGGTGCATCGGCGAGCGCCGCCCGTCCATCGAAAACACCATTGCAATCGAAGAGATAACCGACCGGCAAGTCACGGCGCGTGACTTCATGGCGGTGCTTGCGAGGAAGAATGCGAAACCGAAACAAGGCGCGCGGGTATGAATTGGAACGCGAGACAGTTCTGCATTGGCAGAACCTGGGCCTCGAATGCAACCGGGTATTCGGCAGCGGCGCATTTAAAAATCAACTCGGCGACGACTACGCGGGCGATCTGCTGCTCGCTGGCTTCACGGTTGAATGCAAGCGCAAGAAATCCGGTTTCAAGTTTCTCTACGACAGCTTGGCGCAGGACGATGCCGACATGCTGGTCGTCAGAGAAGATCGTAATGAGCGCCTTTACGTCATGCGGGAAGCGACCGTTGAGACGATCTTCCGGCAGCTTGGGCTGATCAAATGAAACAGTCGTTCTTTGAATGGTGTTCTGAAATTGAACTTCGTTACGACCGTCTCCCTCACTGGTATCGCGACACAAGCCGCAGGCTGTCGGCATACCGCGAGTACGAAGAAAGGTACGACGAAGCACATCCGAAACGGGCGATAGAGCAATCGATAGCGAAAGGCGAGTTAGATGGCTGCTAGGGTAAACGAGCCGCTGCCTGTCAGCGTTATTGAGGAGATTGCAGAGCGCTTTAACATAAAGCACTTCAGCCACAGCAGCCTTGACCTCGCACGCAATGACTTAGGGCTGTGGACGTTGCGATATCCGTTCAGAATCTACGATCCTAGTAATGCGGCGATGGAACGCGGCAAGGCAGTCGAAGATGGCTGCTACTTCGCGCACAGCGCCGACGAGTTCGATGATCCGGTCGAACACGCAATTAACATTTTTAATAAAGCGACGGCGCTCGGGGTCAGTGGCGAAGCCCGTGACCGCGAGCGCGCGAACATAGGACCGATGATCGAGCAATACATCGCTTTGTTTAAGGGGAAGTTGCCCGCCTTAGTCGAAATGGATGGGCAAAAACATCCGGGCGCACAGCGAAAGATCGAAGTGGAAATACCGGGTTGTCCAATCCCCTGCATCGGTTACACCGACTTTGATTTTGAAGATGCGGTCGTCGATTTAAAAACGACGACGCGGCTGCCGAGTGCAATCAGCGCAGCCCATCGTCGGCAGGGCGCAATCTACAAGCGCGCGAGCGGAAACCGTGGCGTCGATTTCAT